CGAGAGCTTTTGTCGTATCTTAAACCCCTCTGCCATAGCCCACCGCTAAATAACTGAAATTTCGATTCACAAAACTGCCGCTTGAATTTTTTATCTCCACAATAAAGCCAGTTGCCGTTACGTTAGTGACGTTAACAGTATCGCCGCTAGCCATGTTTTGAGTAGTAATACTGACGCTGGGCAGATAAGCATTAGTTGAGCCGCCCAAAGCTGAAGTCCCAGTAAAGAACGGTTTTTCAAATGTCACTTCCTTAGCACTGGTTCCAGACGCAATGACCCCATTGCTATTGTCTTGTCTGCGCTGGAACGTTGCATTATAACCAAGTTGATCAATCTCAATGTTTTGAGCAACGTCTGCGCTTGTTAATTCTGCTTTGAATTGGAACGATCTACCTCTAAATGTTCCAGAAGCAAACGGTTGCCAAGGGTCTAAATCAGTCGGGCTAGCGTCAGTTGAAAATCTGACATATAACTGTGCATTTACAGCGTCTGCAATTGTTCCATCAAAATCTGACCATGTGTTAATTAGTTCCGTGCGATTATCAAATAAACCGTTGTTAATGTAAAAGGCTTGAGTGACAAAATGCCTTTCCAGATCTAGTGAATATGTACCACCTAGGTCAAGAGTGTTTGGGAATATATATTCTGCGTTAGTCAAAACGCTTCCGCTGCTTGAGCTAATAATTAAACCGTTAAGGTTGCTATCAAACTCACAATTTGTTTTTGTTCCATTAAATGGAGGAGTTGTTGCGTTTTCTCGATGATCCTCGGCAAGCAACCTGCCTAAAGTATCAGGAAATTGCACAATAACGCTTGTTTCATTTACGCTTTTGTTGCCCAACTCGTCTTCAAACTTAACTAAAATTTTCCCTTCAATTAAAGGTACTGTTGTTTCTGTTGAGCTGCCAGGAACAGCAGCAATCAGATCTGTAGAGTTTGACCAAGTAGCTGATTCATCGGTTTGATTATTGTGCCGAATATGTACTTTACCGTTTACTTTTACATCGAGGTCAACGGTCTCATCCCAGCGCAACCGCGCTGTATTTGGTGCAATTGGCTCAATTGAAAGATTTTGAACATTGGCTGGCCGGTCAGTTTTAGCATTTATTTTGAAAGGTGCTTGTGTTGTTAACGCTGCGCTTTTTTTACCTACATAGTTTACTGCTTTTATCTCTACGTCTAGTTCAGTTTCTTGTAAATCTCGCAAAGTAAAACTTGCTGTATCGGTAAAAAATTCAGTATATTCAGTCTCAGATGTACGATATTTTACTAAAAATTTAGACAGATTCACTCTGTCGTGTTGCCAGCTAATGTCGCAACCCGTATGCACAGTTTGGCCTTCTTGATAAAGATACTGCTTAAAGGTTAATGAATTAGGGGCGGCTGGCTCTGCTGTTAAGTTTGATATGACTCGTGTCGAAAATTTTTCATCTTCATCTACGGCTTCATAAATAGTTTCGTTGTAGGCGATTGCGCTGACTCCATAGACACCTTCCCCTTGCTCTACAACCGACAAAACACGAAATTTTTGCAGTTGTATGTCCGTAGTTTCAATCATATATACAGTTCCATTTAAAGGAGTTTGGCTGAAGGCAGGAACCACTGAGATTGCCTTGCCAGTAATGTCCAGTATATCTCTAGTTTCAACTAATCCTGTTGGCAGCAAAACTGATAATTTAGGAGCATTGCCTACGTTTACAGACAAGTTTTCCTCACTATCAATAGTAATTATTGTGGTAGTAGCTGTGCTTACTCGCCCGCTTCTTCTAGTTGCAGCACGAGCAGGATCAGCAACATTTATAACCATGCCAGGGCGCAAAATAATTCCACTATCTATTGAAATTGCAAATTGACACGTTTCTGTTAGTTTTTGTTCCGACAGCAGCGCCCAACGGCCAAGCCTTTGAGCTTGTTTTTGGCTATAGCAGCCGATCGATGTAATGTCTTTTTTAATAATGCCGTACTTGGCAATAGCGTCTTGATCTTCAACGTATTCATATTCAATTTCTCCCTGCGTGTCGTAAGACTGCCACGCAACACAGGCAACAGAATGACGAGCTTTGTGCGACGTTCCAGAATATGTAAACAGCCCTTCAACTACATTAGACTGCCCAATTAGATATTGAGCATCTGCTTCTTTGTCTTGCAATAGTACTAGACTTCCTGCACCGTAATATGCTATGCCTCTAAACACAGCTGTTAAATCGTTAATAACATTGTAAACTTCTTTTCTTTGATTTATGTAAATGTTTAAACTAAATCTTGCTTCTCCGTCAATCTCTTGATTGCAGTACTTGCTAATTTCAAAAAAGTCAAACTTGTCTAGTGTTGACTCAGGGATGCCTGCGCCGTAACGAGTGTTTATAAGCAAGTCATACAAACACCAGGAAGGGCATGACACCCATTTTGAATTCGCTTGAAATGTTCCGTTCCAAATACCATCTTCGGGGTATATTATTCTTCCTGTTGAACTATCTACCTCTACTTTTTCTACGCCGCCAACAACAATGCTGGGAATTTTTACTTTAATGCCTTTTACGTCATATGTTCGCTTAGGAATGCTTGAAAAGTTTTTAGCATCTAGCTCTATGCCCACCAGCGCAGAGTGCGGATACTCTAACTGTTTATTGATAATTTCTACATATTGATGAAAGAAAAACTCGGTAAATCTTTTTCTTGGAACTTCGGTAAGATCGTCCTCGTCAGTTAATTTAACGACGGTAATTGTCACAGGATAATGGGTAGAAACTGTGTTATCAATTTCAATTAGATGGTCTCTTTGAAAAAGGGATTGAGTTTTAGCCTTTACTTGATATTCAACAATAGTAGGGTTGCTAGTATCATCTGCATAAATAAGTTTAGTCTGATATGTTACACTGCGGTGCTGAAAGTCTCCCCCTGATTCCTTGTATAAAGCTGGAAAATTTAAAGTTATTCGCACTTGGTCAACATCTTGATCAGTAATTGTTACACTTACAGGGGAACCATTTTCTACTTTTGTATTAACACTTGTAGGACTTGCGGGGTTAGCGAATCCTTTTATAGCGTTTTGATTCTTTGCCCCAACTCTTATTTTCGGGATTATATTTGTTTCTTCCCCAAAGTTGCTTATTCCTTGAGCGTCAACTAAAGGTGTTCCGTCAATAAAAATACTTCTATTTCCGTCTACTAATCCCTCTATTTCGCCTTCACTAATAAGGTCTAAAATGCTAACGCGCTGAACCGTTTGCGCTCCCTTTTTAAGTTGTGTAAAATTAGAAGATTGAGTCATTTTTTATATGTTATCTACGTTAAAGTTAGCAGACAGAACAGCCGATCCAGCAAAGACACGGCCATAAATAATCGGCACAGGTAGTCCTTGCCTAGATGTATTGACAATGTTTGAAAAGCTGAAAGATGGGTTGCTGTCATCAAAACTTGGAGGCTTTGGCTGAGGTGATAAAACCTCGGCAACACCGCTTAAAACCAAACCAATGCCAATATTTCCTGCGGCAATAGCCATAGTTAAACCCGCTGTGGCGGTTACGCCGGTAGCAAGCCCAAATCCAGCAGCGCCAAAAGCAAGCGAAGTGCCTCCCGTCACAACTGCTGTGGCAATCAACGCAGCACCAAGCAGGATTCGACCTAGACCTCCCCCCGCTCCAGCAATAACGGGTGTAATACTAAAAACCTCTCTGTCGCTATAAGGCAATAACAATGGAGACACATCTTCCTCTGTCACTTCTATATTGCCAACAGAAACTTTGTAGCCAACACCATCTTTCTCGCTGTCAATCATCCATTTCGCTAGATCTGGAAAATTAGCGCATAACCCTCTTAGTGCCTGCGCTGGTGTCGTTACGTCAAACTCAAAACGGCACTGGCCTAAGCGTTTTTGTAACGCTCCATAGACCTTAACGACCTTCATGCCTTAAGGCGCAGTGCGTACTCCTGCCATAGTAACTCGTTCCACCGCAGTACACATCCGTGCTGGACAACCTGCCTTGCATATGGTGCAGCACTTTTTGGTCACCTAAATAAATTGCTGCATGGTTTGGGACCGGCGAAGCGATTGACATCAGCAGAAGATCGCCACGCCTTACGTGCTCAACAGGTATTTGGGTAAAACCTTGGCCTGCAAAATTGTCTAAATAAAGGTTTTGGCCTTTGTTCCACCACTCATCTCGGCGTTCAAAATCATCAAGAATGATGCGAAGCTCCCGAGCATACCAGTCACGGACCAAGGTATAGCAGTCCACAACACCGTGGACAAATTCTCTTCCGACATAAGGGAGCTTGTAGCCAGATGGCTCGCAGTAACCCCAGTTTTTGGTTTGCGGATTGACAATGACCCATGGAACGCCAGACGCCTCACAGGCAACACGATCCGCTTCTGACGGTGTTGGAGGTGTTTTTGGATGACTGTGAACAACCGCAATAACCTCGCCTTGGTCTTCTATTTCAGCCCAACCATCTAAAACAAAATGTTCATAGGGAGTTTCAGCAATGTTATTTCGCGGAAAATAACGCTGCCTCCCTTTAACTACTGCTATTAAACCGCAAACCTCTTTGTGCAAGTCAGACTGCGCATGATTTAAAATTTTTTCGCGCAACCGCCAATCAATTTTAATCATTCAAAAAGACCCGCTCCAGGAAACCCACCAAACCGCAATGCTTCAGGAGGGCTAAGCTGACCAAAACGTAGCTGACAACTTTCCAAACGCTTACCGCATACATCTGCACTTACATCGTCAACAGGGTTGTCATTAGCGTCAAAATAATTAGTTCCTTGATAGTTACAAGTTTCCGTGTCTTTATATTTCCACGGACAAATGTTGGCAATAATTTGCCGTTTCGGAAGTTTCTGGCCTGCTACGTCAAATTTACTAGCCAGCTCAAAAGTAACGCTATCCAATGACTCATTTGCTTTGCGATCGATAAACCAAATTTCGTCAGGGAATTTGGCGTTAGGGTCAGCACTTGTTTCTCCATCCAAAAATCTTTTTAGCGTTCTAACTCGTCTTACCTCTGCCAAGCCTAAATCGTTGCCTGCTGTTATATTGTTAGCTTCAAGCAATAATGCTGTAACGCTGCTGTTCAAGTTGCTTATTGTAAGTGTAGGTCGTGGCAAGGTTCCGGTGTTTTTGTACTCAAATCCATCTGCAACTATTGGAAGTCTTGTATA